ATATTTGGCTTTTATGCGGTCAAGTTTGACTCAATATACATATCTGAGATCTACAAATGGTTTAAATTGGGATTTTCATAACAACAACGTGTGTGTATCTGGATATACAGTAAAGTTGTAATTGACTTCGCAGTATCTGTGGTGTAATGCTTACAAGTACAAACTGAGGAGTTATTCTTATGTCACTAAATGCATTATCAACTGCTGATAAACAACGCTTGAAGACTTTAATTGATGAAGGTGTTCAAACACTAACTGATATCAATGCTTTGAAGGATGGATTGAAAGAAACCATTGAAGGCATTGCTGATGAACTTGAGATCAAAAAAAGCGTTTTGAACAAAGCATTGCAGGTAGCATATAAAACCAGTCAAAATAAAAACAAGTTGAACGAAACCCGTGAAGAGCTTGACGAAGTTGAGCAAGTTCTAATGGCAGCTGGTCGAGCTTAATGCTTAACAAACTATTTAATCAATGGGCGGATGATTGGAAAAATCATCCGCATCTTTTCTGGTTAGAACTGATCGGCACTGTTAGTAGCATCGCAGCCAGTGTGATTATTTCAGTTTGGGCGGGTACTATTGATCTAGTCTGGGTATTTGTTTGTTGGATGATAGGCAGTTTAAGTTTAACTGTTACTGCTTATATGAGGTCAACTGCATGGCCAATGTTATTAATGATTGTCTATACATTTTTTAACACAATTGGGTTGTATAACACTCTATGAGTAATTGGATAGCAATCACTGGCGGAACTGGCTATATTGGGTCGCATGTAGCAGCAGAGATCAAAGACAACACAGATAAATCTGTTCTGTTGATTGATAAAAATGGCTATGCATATCCAAACGCCACAAGATATTGTGACATTTTTGCAGATGAAGATTTTGCCAGTGATTTAATCCAAGATGTTATTCAAAAATATAAACCAAAAACTGTAATTCATTGTGCAGAAGACAGAGGCGCTGATTTTCATTTAGTTGATCCATTGAAAATTTGGCATGAAACAAGCAAAAAAAATTCAATATTTTTACGAACTTGTGCTATGTCGGGAGTAGAAAAATTTATTTTCCTCAGTTCTGCAGACATATATGCAGGTAATAAATCTTCACATAATGAAAATGACAGAGCATGGCCTATTTCGTGCTGGGCTAGAAACAAATTAATGATCGAACAGATGTTAAGAGATTGTTATATGTCTCATGGCATGAAAAGTGTTAGTCTTAGATTAAGTAAAGTTGCGGGAACACATAATATTAAGGATATTGGTCCACTGCCTCATGCTACAGATGTATTTTCAACTCTTATGCAAAATATTTTGAATAAACACATCTTTGAGGTTTATGGCAACGATTTTGAAACGATTGACGGCACGCCGGTGAGAGATTTCATTCATGTGTTAGATGTGGTTAGTGCAGTAATGAAAGCCGATGCATGGTTAGATAACACATGCGGGTCGTTTATTTTTAATTGCGGTAGTGGCACAGCTACATCAATTATGCAGCTGATATCAGCTACTGGAGAAGCACTGGGCAAAACAATCAACCATACATATGTTGGTAGAGAACCAGGTAAGCCTGGACAATTGACCATAGATATTGATCTAATATCATCATGTTTAGAATGGAAACCAAAACATAATCTATTAGACATGATTTTAAGCACCTATAAGTGGTATGCTCAAGATAGAACATCTTGATGCTATCTGTTTTTTGCTGCTATAATATTAAGTTAAAAGAGGTGTAAGATGTATGTAGACGCGCTTTTAGAACGCGAAAAGAATACTATTCTTGTTGTTGAAAGAGATGCGCAGGGGCGCAGACAATTTATGACATATCCAACCAAGTATGTGGTATGTTGGCCCAGTCAGAGAGGGAAAGCAACGAGCATTTATGGAAAAACTTGTGACAAGTTTACAACTAACAAAACTAAAGAATTTCAACGAGAAGTTAATATGCTGTCAAAGCATGACTTACATGAAGCTGATATTAATCCAATTTTTCGATGCTTGTATGATAACTACAAAAAATCTCCAAGTCCTAATCTCAACGTTGCATTTTTCGATATTGAAGTTGATTTTGATCCAAACCGTGGATTTTCAACGCCAGACGATGCATTCAGTCCAATAACAGCAGTTTCATTATATCTTAGTTGGCTTAATAAAACGTTTACTATGGTTTTGAAGCCAAAGGGTATGACTGTTGATGCTGCGAACGATGTTGTATCGAAATTTGAAGATACAGTATTGTGCTCTAGTGAAAAAGAGCTGTTGGAACTATTTTTAGCATTAATTGATGATGCAGACATATTAAGCGGATGGAATTCAGAAGGATTTGATATTCCATATATCCATAATCGTATAATGCAGGTTTTAGGAAAAGAAGAGACAAGAAAACTATGCCTATGGGGTCGTTTTCCAAAGAAAAGAGAATATGAAGCATTTGGTAGACAAACAGTGACATATGACTTAGTAGGTCGAGTACACTTAGATTATCTTCAACTATATCGTAAGCATACATATCACGAAATGCATAGCTATAGACTAGACTTTGTGGGAGAATATGAGGTTGGAGAAAAGAAAATACACTACGAAGGTAGCTTAGATAGACTTTATAACAATGATTTTGAAAAGTTCATTGAATACAATCGTCAAGACGTGTTACTATTGGTAAAAATTGATGCAAAGAATAAGTTTATCGATCTTAGCAATAACCTAGCACATGAAAATTGTGTGCTGTTGCAAACTACAATGGGTGCTGTGGCTCTTATTGATCAAGCTATTGTCAACGAAGCACATGATTTAGGCTTAGTTGTTCCAAATAGATCTAGAGACGACGATCAAAATTTTAGATCACGAAGTGACGACAGCGGCGACGGGGATGACGATGAAGACGCAACTGCATCGCATGGTGTTGTGGGCGCATATGTAGCTGACCCAAAAGAAGGAATTCATGAATGGATAGGCGGTGTTGATATTAACTCGCTATATCCGTCTGCTATTAGAGCATTAAACATGAGTCCGGAAACAATAATTGGACACATACGACCAGATAGCACAGACAAATTGATTACCAAAAGAAAAGTTCATGAAAAGAAAAGCTTTGCAGATGCATGGAACGGTATGTTTGGTACACTTGAATATAACCAAGTGATGAATCAAGATGTCACGCCAATTACTATTGATTTTGAAGACGGATCATCAAGCACAGTTAGTGCAAGTGAACTTTATGATCTTGTTTTCAAATCAGGCAAAAAGTTTATGCTTAGTGCCAACGGAACTATCTTTACATATGAAAAGCCGGGAATCATACCAGGCTTGCTAGCTAGATGGTATGCAGAACGTAAGCAATTACAAGCTGAAAAAGGCAAATATGCGAAAATGGCAGATGAAGAGTCTGATGCAGATAAGAAAAAAGAATATAAAAAGCAAGCAGATTTTTATGATCAAAGACAGTTAATTAAGAAAATTTTGCTTAACTCCTTATATGGAGCCGTTGGTAATCCTGGATCACGATGGTATGACCCAAGAGTTGCACAAAGTGTTACACTAAGCGGACGATGCATCGTTAAACACATGCAGAGTAAAATCAACGAAATTATCACAGGCGACTACAACCATCTTGGGTTGGCTAATATCTATGGAGATACAGATAGCGGTTATTTTAGTTCATATCCAGTGATGAAAAATCAACCAGAATTTAAAGATTTTGAATGGACAAAAGAAAACGTCTCAAAACTTTATGATTCAATTGGTGATATGACTAATGCCAGTTTTCCAGACTTTATGAAATCTGCATTCAACTGTCCACCTGAAAATGGAAAAATTATACGTGCAGCTAGAGAATTATGTGCTAGCAAAGGATTGTTCATTACTAAAAAACGCTATGCCGTTCTTATCTATGATAAAGAAGGCAAACGTAAAGATGTAAATGGTAAGCCAGGCGAAATTAAAGCTATGGGTCTTGATCTTAAGAGATCAGATACTCCTAAGATCGTACAAGATTTTCTAAGCGAGATTTTAATTGATGTGTTGCAAGGCAGCACAGAAGATCAAATTCAGCTTAAGATTTCTAATTTTAGAAATGAATTTAGAAGTTGGCCAGGTTGGTTGAAAGGCTCCCCAAAAAGAGCAAACAAAATTACACACTATGAATCCATTATGAATTCACAAAACACAGTGAACTATACCAAGAAGTTGGCAAAGAATGTTACAATACCAGGACATGTGTTAGCTAGTATTAATTGGAATCGATTGAAAAAGATCTACGCCGATCATTATTCTTTGCCAATTCAAGACGGATTCAAAGTAATAGTTTGTAAATTGAAAAACAATCCAAGTGGATTGACATCAGTGGCATATCCTGTAGATGAAATGAATCTTCCACAATGGTTTAAGGATTTGCCATTTGACGGCGATGCTATGGAAGCTACGTTAATTGATAAAAAGCTAAAAAATCTCTTGGGAGTTTTGAAGTGGGATCTTGATGCCAATAAGAATGACAACTCATTCAACGAATTTTTTAAATTTTAAGAAAGGAAAAATATATGAAAAAAGATATATCAAATACAAATGCAGTACCGTTTGAAACACCCACATCCACAATAATTCCGGGTACCGTACGGCCGGTTCAAATGTCTCACTATACGCCAGAAGAGTTAAAAATTCTTGTTGACGCACTCAATGGTGCACCTTCATACTTAAGCAAACGATTTATACTCAAACATTTGTGTGGTTGGTCAGACGCGATGTTAGAAGCCAATGCACGAATGAAAAAGGAAGAGGCAGATCAAATGAGAATAGGAGATAATGCATGGCGTTGAAGGACTACATTAAAGACCTAGCAACCTACACTATAAGTGTTGGTTACTTTGATAAAATTAAAGTCACAGCAAAGACAGATACTGTGTTATTTGATTCAGCTGAAAAAAATAAGGATGTGATTTTAAAAGGACAGTTTGACAAAGCGATACCAGATTTAGAAGGTGAATTTGGACTGTCAAATTTAAGTTTGTTGCAGACTATTACATCTGATCCTGAATTTTCAGCTAAGGAAAGTACTATGACAGTCAAGTATCTAGCTGATAAAACACCTGAGGAGTTGATTTATAAAAACAAGAGCAAAAGCTGCGTTAATTACAGAGTTATGAATAGCCACATGCTACCAAATATTCCAGCATATGTTGAGCAAAAATACAACATATCAATTACTCCTAGTAAAAGTAGTATACAACAGTTTATTTGGGCAGCTAACGGCTTGACTTCATATGAGCAGTATTTTATGCCTAAAATTGTTGATGGGGATTTGAAGTTTTTTATTGGTGAACCAAGTGCTGCTACGCAGAGGGGCGCTATTGTAATAGCCGGCGACAGAACTGAAAAGTTAGATTCAAAGTACAGTTTTAGAACTGATCAGGTATTAAATGTCTTAAAGGTTGCAGACAGTTGTGATTGCGAAATGCATTTTACTGACAAAGGTGCAATAGTAGTTACACTAAAAACCGGACTTGGATCATACAAATATATCTTTTTAGGGAAGGTACGATGAGCAACTCTTTATTAGAAACTCCAGTCACATATAATTCTGTTATTACAAAACAGCATAGAATGATTTGGGTTACTTTTCAAAAAGAGGGTATTCACAAATACCCTGCAGCACTAAATGATCCAAAGCTAAACACAGCTGATGAATATGATGTGAGCTTTTTAGGATATCCTCATAGGCATATTTTCCATTTTAAGGTAGCAATTACAGTAGAGCATCATGATAGAGAAATTGAATTTATTCAATTTAAGCGTTGGCTTGAAAAACTTTATTCTGAAAAAACACTTAACTTGGATTATAAGAGCTGCGAAATGATCGCTGAAGATCTATATTCTGTTATTTCAGCAAAATATCCAAACAGAAGTATATGGATAGATGTCAGTGAAGATGGTGAAAATGGTGCCCATATGAGGTGGGACATTGTTGGATGAAAACTTGCACACGCTGCAATGTAGAGTTAAAGGTAGGATTAGCGATTAATCCTACCTTACCTGATTATTTAAAACATGCGGTAATAGATCCATCTGGGCCAAATTTAATTACATCAGAAAGATTAAGAGTAGATAATGTGTGGAAATGTCCAAAATGCGGACATAGCGAAGATATGTAAGGTGTACGGAGAATAATATGTCGAAAAAAATATGGATAGTACCTATTGAACCTATTGATACCAGATATACTCGCCAATGGTATAAACATATCCCAGAATCTTTAGATGCCCATGCAAAAAGCAAAGGTAAATCTGTCAACATAGTGGTTGTTGATGGTGAGCAGGTACCTCCTGTTCCAACACCTGGGGCTTTCTTAGACTTTGGAGCAACCAATATCTACAAAAGCAGTCAACTTAGCGCAATAGCCAGTGAATTTCAAAATGGTAAAGTTTCTGCTGGAGATAAGTTTTTGTTTACCGATGCTTGGAATACTTCAGTGCTTGCAATTAAGTATATGAGCGAATTGCTTAATATACCTGTTGAGCTACACGGAATGTGGCATGCTGGCAGTTATGATCCACAAGATTTTCTTGGAAGACTAATAGGAAACAAACCATGGGTACGAACTACTGAACGAGCATTATATGAATGCTATGATAAAAACTGGTTTGCAACTGATTTTCATATTGAT